AGAAAACCAGAATTCTCCGAACCAACGCAGACAGTTCGACGCCGCCTCCGAAGCGACCGCCGAAGGGTCTAAGCTCGATCCCCTGGCTAATTTCCAGAAGGCTGAAGGCTATAAGGCCCCTGATCCCCCGCGTGTGATCAGCCCGTCCCAAACCGTTGACAAACTCGAGATGGCTCAATTCGTGTACGCCATCTCTGAGGAGTGCAAGCGTTTCCGTTGTTATGGTGCCGCAAAGACACCTATCGAAATCGCCGAGATCATGTCGCAGATCCTTGCTGGATTCCGCGCCGCGGTCGAGGGCGACGATAAGACACGGGACGCCCACTGGCGGTTTGAGGTCCACCGGGCTGTTCTCTCCATCATGTTGGCAGTCTTCCACCTTATGTATTCCAAGAGTATTAACATGCTCTACAACCGGAATGTTGACAGGCTTGGAAGGGCCGGTTCCTGTATGTTCGCGACTGAGTACGCCCTGACCTCTGGGTGTGCCCTCACGAGCTTCGGGAACTGGCTGCTGACGCTGATGGAGGTAACGCTGGGGCTCGTTCTGTCTGGGTACTCGGTCGCTGAAGCCTTGTCCTTGGCCATGAAAAATGGTGTGTACAGTGGAGATGATTCTATCGTCACCGGCCTTGAACCGGAGAAGTTAGATCTCGCTGTCACTCTGTTGGGCCAAAAGGGCAAGACCACGGCGCGAGTGTATGGAGACAGTGTGACCTTCCTTGGACGCATCTACGGCCCCAGCATCTGGGCCGGAGACCTGTCCTCAATGCGCGATTTGACAAGGGCCTTCCGCTCTCTCGCCATTGCAACAAAGGGGGAAACCACTGACTCCGAGAAATTCTGCCAGAAGGTCGCCTCTCTGTCTCTCACCGATTCAAACACACCTATGCTTCGAGATGTCATCAAAGCCGTCTCGCGGTTGTCCCGTGAAGTCCATATCGCAGATCCTGATTGTTATAATTCCAGGTATGCCCCGTCCGTCCAGTATCCCAACGTATATGGTGACTGGATGGATGCCCACGTGCCCCCGGGTGCCTGGGACGTCTTCATTGAACACTGCGAGAAAGCGGCCACGATTGATGAGCTTAGATCCTTCCCGACTGTCACCGAACCGAAGAATGCCGAAACCGTCATAATAACGGCTTCCGTCGACGTGACTGAGATGAAGGAGAAAGCGAAGCTTGTTG